TAGATCCGGACGACGAGATCGATCGCGGTCCCGCCCCACTTACAACTGTGGCAGTAGTGAACCCCGTGTTTCTCCTGGCCCGGTACGTCTTTGATTCGCCAGGACGGTCGACGGTCTGCGTGACGGCCCCCGGGGCAGGTCGCGAGCCAGGTGTCGCCGTCGTGGGTCGCCTCGACCCCGAGCTCCGCGAGGAGCTTCGGAACGTCGACCGCGAGGGGGTCGTAACTCAATCTCGCCTCCAGGACTTCTTCTCGCGCTTCGGTCCCGCGATGAAGTCCTCCATCTGCCCCCCTGCCGACTCCGCCGATGATCCAAACGGAACCTCGCGACCGCTCCAGATCTGGGCGGTGTCGGGGTCGAAGTCGAACTCGAGCGCGATCGGCCATCGCCCGTCACGTTGCTTCAACACCAAGAGCTCAAACTTGTTGTCCGGGACCGACTTGAAGAGCGCCGGGCGGTGCGTCCCGAACAGGTTGTCCGCGACCTCCACGTAGGCGCTCGATCCCTTCATGGTCGAACGATTCGGACGCTTGTCCTCTCGTTCTTCGACGTCCTTCAACTTCTGTTGATGATTGAAGATCCCGTGACATCGGCTCCTCTCCATCATCTCCTGCTGCCGATACAGGGCCCGCTTCTCGTCGCTCGGTGAATCTTCCTCGAGCGCTCGCTCCCAGAGGTCGGCGTAAAAGACGTCGCAGCCGGTGTCGCTCAGGTAGCCCTCGATCATGTCGAGGTTTCGCTCGTTCGACGCGCGCGAAGTCGAACGTCGAAAGGGATTCGGGAGAAACCTCACCCACTTCGAGATGAATTCCTCACGCTCCCGGAGTTGTTCAAATTGCTCGTCCGTGACGCGACCGAGCTTCACGTCGGAGCGGCTCCACTTCAGCGAGACGCACGCAAGGAACTCGAGGAGCTCTCCTGATTGGGGTTCCCACGCGCCGACCAGAACACGACGTCGTTGTCGGACCGACCCGAGGATAAAGTGAGCCCCCATCAGGGACTTCCCGGAACCCGAGACGCCCGTGATGAACGTGATCTTGCCGGGGGCGGCGCCCGGGATCAGGAGCGGTTTGCCGGTTTTTTGATCGACGAGATCGTCGAGCGACCGGATCCCAAACGGATAGATGGCGGCGCCGGCGCGACGCTTCCGGAGATCCTCCATCTGGTCGCGCACGAGCTGCTGGGGGTCGAGCAGAAGACCGCGATCACCGAATCCGTCGAACGATCTCGCGACCTGGAGCGCGAGCGCCCTTACCTTATCGGGCTCCGTCCGGGGATCCCGCATCGCGGTCACGAGTCCCTGAAGGGGTCCGATCCAAACATTTACTCGTGCGCGGTCCCACTCGAGCGTCCGGACGTGATGCTCGATGTTCGGGGGAGGGGCCGGCCGGAGCTCGATCAGCTGCGCCAGATAAGTCGAATCGACGCCGGCCGAAAGCGTCGCGAGCGTCGCGACGTCGAACCCGAGGTGCCGGCGTTCGAGCTCCCGAATGGCCGACCAGATCGCAGCGTTCTTCGGATCGTGAAAGTAGTCAGACGGGACTCGCGAGACGAGAACCCGGCGGAGCTCGGGGGACGCGCACGCGGCCGCGACAATCACGACCTCGTTCAGCGAGTCTACTTCAAGAGTCGCTTCGCCAGCCTTCGGAGCTTCACGGGGCATCCGCTACGGATGACGCCGGATCTGGAGTTTGGAAGCGAGATCTTCGAGCACCTGATTCTCGGCCGACGCGATCCCGGGTAACGACATTTTGGCCGCTACCGCGCGTAGCTTCCGAACTCGCCCGCCCAAATCGACATCGACGGTTCCCTTCCGAAGATTCCCAAAAAACCACTCGCTCCACCGGCGGACCTCCCACCATCGAGGGCGGAAGATCCGCCAGAGGTTTCCTTCCCGATCCCCCATCAGGGTACCGTCCGGCACTTCGATCAGAAGCGGGCGTGGTGGTTTCGGAGGCAAGATCTTACTCATCGTGCAGCGTCTCGTGCGTTCGCGACCCGGTAGTCGGTCGCCATGCTGGCCGAGAAGAACCATCGCCAACCGAGCCGCACTCCACCGGTTCCCTGTTGGACTCGTTTCGCCTCGCGGCCCTGTTCACGATGCCAGGCCCACTGCATGTACCGGACTACATCCTCGAGGCTTCCGCCGAACTGATCACGAGCGAACCTCGTCGCCGCGATCGTCGCGAGTGCGTATTCCTTCCCGTCATCGAGCTCCAGCGGCGGTACCCGGTAGACCTGCGCGTGGCAGCGCAAGTAAAGCGCGACGAGATGGCCGGGTCTGGTGCGCGACCAATCGCGTTCTTGGACGAAGTTCGCAACCTCGGACTCGTAGCGGGCGCGGTCTTTCTCGGAAGTTGGTCGAATGCCTTTTTGCTTCCGCGGTGGGGCCGACGACGCGAACTCCTCGGCCGTCATGCCGGCTTTCTTCTTTCCGGATGCCGACTCAGCCTGAATCATCAATACGTCGAGACGCTCGTCCGTGAATCGTCGCCGCATTACTTCCTCGAGTTGTCGCCGACGAGCAGACCGAGCTTCCGGAGGTTCGCCAGGTACGCTTGCTCCTTGCCTGGGTAGGCGCCCTTCGCAAGTTCGATCGCGGCGTTCCAGGCGCGCGCACCAGCGTCCTGGATCGTCTCGCCCGGCCGAACCTTTACCTTCACGAAGAATGGGCCGTGCTTGAAAGCGTTGAACTGGACCGGGCTGTAGGTTTCTTCGCCGTACGAGATCGTTACCTCGGTTCCCTCGTCGCCCACTAGTGGCGGTGACGTTGTGTTGTGAACGTTCGTCACAACGGTTCTGACGTCCTGTTCCGAAACCTTCTGCGGCGGCGCCTCAGCCGTCGGTTCTTTCTTCGCTTCGATCGCGGCTTTCGCCTCTGAACGCTTCAGCATCTCAAGTCCTCCTGATTCCGCCCCGGTAAGCCTTCTCGCGCTTCAGATACTCGTCCGCCGGCACCCAGACCTGTCGGTCGAGCACGACAACGTCGTCGTTCCAGCGCGCGAGATTCTCGACCGCCTTCAGGCCCGTGATGGCGCGATCCCAGAGGTAATAGAGCCTCGCGCCTTCCTTGCCGGCCGAGGTCCGGCAGAACCGACCCCGGACCTGCCCGAGGAGCTGTTCGTTCCCGATATGACTACACAGGACGGCGCGGTCGAGCGTCGGAACGTCGATCCCGGTCCCGACCGCCTTGATGGTCCCGACGACCGTTCGGATCTTCCCCGACGCCGCGTTCCGGACCGCTTCATCGAACTCGCGTTCGTTCTCCGGTCCCCCCACCATCACGCCAGGCGGGAACCCTCGCGCCACCAGCCCCGCCGCGAGCCTCTCGCAGGCGGCACGTCGGTCAGCCAGGAGGGCGACGACGTGGCCCGCACGGGCCTCCTGGGCCGCAAGGTCGGCCGCTATCGTGATCCTACCGGGGTCGGTCGCGAGTTCACCCTGGAGCTTCGTGTGGGCCCACCGGATCCGGAAGGGGTTCCCGGACGCCTTCGCCTGCCGGTACCAGCCGGGGGGCTCGTAGCCGGTCGGGACGAGCGCGACCTGTACGTCGTGCACGATTCCCTTCTGAACGACCTCCTGCCGCGGTACCTCCGCGACGACATCACCGAAGAGGTCCCGGATCATGTACTCGCGCCCGTCGCGCCGGCGTTCGTCCTTCGAGATCCCAATCCGGTACTGGGCCGGGAACGGATCGATCGCCGCGAAGAAAGTGTCGGCGGCCGCCGTCTGGACCTCGTCAAACACAACGGTCCCGAACATCGCCATCTGGTCCTCCACGAGCGGCCGGATCGCGAGGGTCTTCTGCATCGCGACCGTCAGGGGGGCGAGCCTGCGGGTCGGGCCCTGCACGATCCCGATGTCGATCTCCCGAAGCCCACATTCTTCCCGGATGCGCTCGACCCACTGCTTCAGGAGTCCCTTCGTGTGAACGATGACGAGCATCCAGCGCCCGACCCGACACGCGAGCGCGAGCGCGGCTGACGTTTTGCCCCCACCGGTTTCGGCCCGCAGCAGACAGTTCTGCCGGGCCATCGCGGCCACGACCATCCGTTCTTGGTGGTCCCACGGTACGCCCCCCTTCGGGTACCGGTGCCGGACCGTCATCGGGCAACCGGACGCGCGCGCGTCGACGACCCTGTACGGGACTCCGGTCGCGCTGAGGATCCGGCGGACGCGCCCCATCCCGCCCCGCGGGACCGAGATCCCGGAGGGGATCGGGCGCCACGTTACGTCGATCTCGCCGGTCGGACCGGGCTGTCCCGGGAGCGCCGGGATTGGGTGTTCGAACTCCCGCTTGAGCGTCGGGAGGGCGGCCGTGAGCTCGTGCGGCGGCACCGGACTCGATTCCGGGACCTCCTCGACCTCGACACGGTTCGTGACCGTCACGACCACCATTGCGGCCGAGATGGCTCACCGCGCCGCGCGGCGCGGTCTTCGGGATCGCGATCGGCGGGATCGTCCGCGGATCGTCCGTATACCGTTTTCCGGATCGTCCGTACGGATCCGCCTACTGATCCGGATCACGTTCCCGCCGATCGATCACGCGCCCATGTGGAGTTTGCGACAAGCAAACCCACATACGTGCTTCGCGCAGCGAAGCACCCTCACCCTTTACTGATCTAAGAGATCTGGGAGATCTAAGAATCAAAGAAACATATAAAAGAACAAGCAAATGAGGTTGGATACTGCGTATCCAACCACTCTTATCCCATCCCCCCTACCCCCCTTCCCAGGATGGCGCCCAACAGGGTCTGGCGCCACCCACCCTACTGCTTCGTCGGTTCGTCGGGCCAGGTGTCGGCGATCTTCTGGGCCTCGGCCGACGCGTTCTTCTGAACCTCGTCGAGCGCTTCTCGGATCCCGGCTTCGTTGAACGCGGCCTTCAGCCCATCGAGCAGCGCCGCAAGCGCGGCCCCGCGGGGCCCCGGGATCATGTGCGCGACCTCGTCGAGCAAGAACAGAGCGTGGTCGGCTTCTTCGACGATTCTTCCTAAGTCGATCATTCGGTCCCCCCATCGAGGTCGCGGTGACGGCCGCACTCGAACGTTAGGTTACAGGTCGGGTTCTCGGCGGCAGCACGGGCCTTCGCGGCAGTACACGAAAGACCTTCGGCGGCACCGGCGCGGAGCCGCGCGAGGTAGCGCTGGCACGAGATCTCCTCGCCCGCGCGAGCTGCTTCGGCCTGCCCGGTCTGGCCGGGGTCGGACGAGAGGGCCGCACAGGCCCCGAGGAGGAACAGGAACGGGTAGGCTTTTTTCACATTACCTCTTCGCGAATGCGGTTTTGAAGGTCGAGACGTTCTGCGCGATCTCCATGAACCCCGAGCCCGCGAGCCCATAGAGGGCACCGGCCTTTAGGGTCTGTCGGACTGTATCGGATGCGTCGCCGAATAGATACGAAACCGCGAAACCGGCCGCGAGCGCGACCGCCAGTACCCAGACGCCGTCGATCTTCGGAAAGGTCGTGCGGGCAGCCTTTACGGCCGAGATGACGGCCGGGACCGCGAGGGTCGCGCTACTGACTCCCGTGACGATGTCGGCGTCCATGCCGAGAATTCTGCGTGGTCCCGGGGGACCGTTCAACTCACCGCGCCGCGCGGCGCGGTGCCGGCGATGGGTTCTGGGCCCGGTATTGGTCGAAGTCCTTCCGCAGCTGGGCGAGGTCGGCCTCCAGGGTCGCGATCGTCAGTTCCCTCGATTCCCGCTGAACCTCGAGGAGCGCGATCCGGTCACGGTCGACAGTGGCTCCCGCTTGGGTCTGGTAGCGGGTATCGAACTGGGTCATGAGGCCCCCGAGCCACGCGTGGCCGCCCCATCCGGCCGCCACGGATGCCCCCACGACCCCCCAGAGCTTCCAGACCCAACCGACGCGGTCAGAAAGATTCCGAATGTACGAGTCGCGGGCCAATCAAAGGTCCCACCCAATAACCTGGGACCCGTTGCCACCGTTCGGCGCCACCACGTATCCGGCGAAGCCACCGCCGTGGTTGACCGTGATTTTGACAGCACTGTTCGCGACCGCCGGGTATGGGGTAGCGATCGGAATCTTCACGACTTGGTTCGTGAAGTAGGCCTGGCCGACGATGGAGGTGACGACACCGTCGGCCGCGATCCCGATCACGTTCCCAGACCCATCGTCGAACGTCACGTTATAGCCGCAGAGCGCCGCTGATGTGGCGTTCGTCGAGTAGGTCGTGGTCAGGTGAAGCAGAATCGCTTTCGCATTCGCCGGGTAATGAGTACCGCCGGCGAGGTCGTATACGGTCGAGGCGCTCGTGGAGCTCGTCGGGACAAGCGCTGACGTACCGCTGGACCCTTCGTCCGATTCCTGGTTGAACGTCTTGCCGTCGCTGACGCCCCGGAGGATCGGAGCTCCCGCCGAGTTAACCATTCCGCCAAACACGCACGCCGCGGTTCCGGCGGCGGAGCCGGCCGGAAACCCAAATGCCGTCGGGAGCGGGATCGCGATTGTGTTTTGGTTGTGGGTCGGAACCGGCCCATTCGTATGAGGGGCCAGAACCGGGATCCCGCGGAGCGGGCCGGGTTGGCGACTTCCGCTCGCGACGCTCGTGTACCGGCACCACCGCGGAAGTCCAAACGGTTCCGCCAGCCAAAGGTAATAGGGGCGGTTTGCCGTTACGGCGTAGCCGGCCGGCTGAAGCTCGCTACTCGTAAAGTCGAGCGATGTTGCGATCGAAACCGCGTCCGTCGTCATGGTTCCGCCGAGGATACGGCCACCGGGGCCGACCGTTTCGGCCCACCCCTGAAGGCCCGGGGTCGCGACCATTCGGTAGTGATGATCGACGCGTGAACGGTCCCGCGTGAACTTCCCCGCCACCTCGGCCCGATCGGCCGCAAGCGGTCTGACGTCCCACATGTACGGGACGGCGTTCCAGGTCGCGGCCCCGTTCGGGACTAGCGCGACGAGGAGCGGTACCCACCCCGCGACGGTCGTGACGCCCGACGCGATCGCCCCAACACGAATCCGGTAACCGAACCGCGATGCCGCGACCTTGTTGACGAGCGCGGGCGAAAAGAGCTGGGAAGCTGGGTTGTAGATGTCGCGATTGTCGGCTTCGAGAACCGTATCGATCCGCTGGCACTCGACCACGTAGATTTGGGTCCCGCCCGACGAGTTCGTCGGCATCGCGAGCGACGAACCGGTCTGGACTCCCGGATCGTTGACGAGCTTGTAGGGGCTATCGTCCGGCGACGGCGTGCTGTCGGGATCGACAACGATCGCGACCCCTGGGTCGACGAGCGTGTTGGCGGATGCCATCTGGGGGCGGACCAACAGACCGTTCAGGATCGCGGCCCTCATCGGACTCGTACTGGCGGCCCCGACGGAACCAGCCCCGTTCGAGTTCGAAAAGTCCCCCTGGTAGTCGAGCAGGTACGCGAGGATCGACGAAAGGTCCATCCCCTGGAAGGCCTGCATCCGGTTCAGGTCAGACGACAGTGCGCGTTCGCGCGGGTTATAGATCTCAGTCTTCCGTCCGCTCGCGCTCATGCGGGAGGGTACCGCGGTAGGATCGTTACGGGCAACCTAGGTCGTCACGAACAAGATCGAACCCGACCCCACCGGCCCGCACGGTGTCGATTACCTGCCAGACCGTTTGGTAAAAGTTACCCGCGGAGGCCGGATAGCCGTCGTAGAACGTGACGGCTGGCGACGAGTCGTATGCGTTGCTGGTCCCCGAGTCGTACGCGAACCCAAATTCGCCGTAATTGACCCCCTGGACCGTAACGAGGAAAAAAGCCCGCATCTCCAAGAAACTGAACAGATACCGGTACCGGAGGGTATGGTCGGGCCCACCCGAAAGCGTCGAAGGAGGCGTGTAGACTTGGCCGCTGACGGTTCCGTGAAGCGGCAGTGTATTGACGAACGTTCCCTGAACGACCGCGATCGATTCGAGGAACCGAGGCGTAACGGGACCGACTCCCGATACCTGAAACGCAAGAATCGCCTTCCCGACCGCCGTGATCCCGGTCGTAGGATCCCGCTGTTCGATTCGTTCGCCTTCGAAGAAGTTGAAGTTTGGAGCCGCAACGGCTCCGTCGATCAGCACGGCCTCCATGTCGTACCAGTCCCCGAGGTCCGGGCGGTCGTAATAAAACCCCGGGAGCGACGCGAGCCCCGCTTCGCGCAGGCATCCCTGGATCCCGACAGGCGCCAGTACGCGGTTGAATGCTCTAATGACCGCGCCTGGCGAGACGACATCCGACGGAACCGCGATCTTGCGGCGATACGAAAAGTCACCTTCTGCTGGTCCGCGGTGAATGTTACGCTCGCGCCCGAGGGCATCAAGGAACCCGAGGCGACCACCAGTTGGTTGTTCCTGATTGGTCGTCTCGATTCCCCAGCCCCCGGCTCCCCAGGGAACGAACTCCCAAGCGGCCGTGCCGGATTCCGGCGTGAGGGTGGAGTCGTACGAAATCGTGCTCGGCGCGGCTGTCGCGAGTGATGTCGCGCCCGTGATGACACCGGCTCCCGTGAAGGTTCCGGATGTCCACTGGACGACGAACGACGTCGCGGTCGCGCCGAGAAACGTGCCGGTCGCGCCGGAACCAAATTGGGTTACGGGTTCGCCTTCGATGAAGTTCCCAATCCCGGACGCATCGAACGCGATATCGCGCGCGACCGACAGAACACCCCCGTCCGTCGGACCCGGCCTCGCGTACCCGACGACTCTTGCGACGCGGCCGACGTTCGACCCGGCCGTGAACCGAAGGTACTGGCCGACGTGATCCGGCACGAATGTGTCGGGTTTTTGGGCGCAGCGTACGAGGGGGGGCGTGACCGTCGCGTCGTTATTCGCGAAGTTCGCCGCGATCTGTCGGATCGCCCGAAGCGTGTCGGGTAGCGGGTTGTTGTATCCCCACCCAACGAGTTCGGCTTCTGCCGTGAGGTCGACTTCGGCGGTATCGCCGGGCGCGAAGCAATACGCGCTCGTTAGGTGATAGAGGCGCCCCGACTCGAAGGCTTCGCCTTCTGCTCCCGGGGTCGCGCCCCAATCGGTCGTGGTTTCGCCGACCAAAAACGGACCCGCCATCAGGACCAGCGGGATATTGGGGAGCCCGCTCCGCGAGACCGAGAGCGTGACGGTCGCGCGCTTCTCGCCGGCGGCCGGATCTGATGTCTGGCCGCTCCACGGCAGGATGTACATGGCCTGCGTCGTGACGTCGACGGCCCTCGAGAGACGCTCCAGCATCGCCCAAGTCTGCGCGTATGCCTCGATCCCGGACCCGTCCCCCTTCTCGAAGAGCGAAGCGGAAAACTGGTTATCGACCGACGATTCCCAGACCGCCTGAAGGTCCGCGATCGTCAGGGGACCCTGTGCGGCGACGATCGGAACCGTCATGCCGCTAGCGTCACGTTCTGCGAAGTCGTCCGGATCGTCTTACCGGCGTCCGGTATTACGTCGCCGACAGGCGCGACGATCGTGCTGTTGGCGGGCGTTGTCGGATCGGTCGTGACGACGAGCCCATCACTTCGGAAGCGGGCCAAAACCGCCTGAAGGTCCGCGATTCTGAGCGGGTTGTTGACCGGAATCGAATTGATGAACCCAACGACCGCCGACAAGACGGCCTGGGTCAGCGAAACCGTGTCGACGTTCGCCTCGAACGCGAGCCTCAGGACGACGTCGACGATCTCGGGCTGGCTCGTCACGACGATGACGGCAATCCCGGCCGCCCGATACTCACCGAGGGATGTCGAGACGCGGTTCGCGAGCGCTTGATTCGAAACACCTGAACCGTCCGCCACGTACAGGATCACGACCCGAGCGGGCGTCGACCCGACCGTCGTGACCTCCGACGCCTGAGCCGATACGACTCCCGGAACCTGGCGGGCCCCGAGCTCGATCGCCTTGAGGGTCCCGCGGCGAGCCGTCAGCCAGAAGTCACGAACACGGTTTCGGAAGTCCTCGTCTTGTTCGCGGTCCGCGCCTCCCGCGGTCGCGACCGGATTGTTCACCGTCAGGGTCGGGTCGAACGGAACGTTCGCCGGCGCCTGCGGTGGGATTCTCCGGATCTGGTTCGCCCCGACCTGAAAGTCGCGCCCGGCCTGAACCGCCTGAACGTCAGCGCTCGACGTCAGGTCAGTACCCGAGAACGCAGCCGTTGAGGTCGTGACGTACTCGATCCCGTCGTTCGTCGTGACTTTCGTGCCGACCAGGATCGACCCGGCCCCCACGGTGGCCGATACTCGCGAAAACTGAACGGTCCCGACGGCAGGAGACGCGCCGAACCGCGCCGTCTGGTACCGGTCCCAGGCGAAGCGGTCGAGGTCCTCGTCCTCGGCCCCATCGAGCAGGAGGCGATTGACCGAGTACGCGAGCTGTTTGACGATCTCGAACGCGACGACGCTCGTCGAGCCGACGAAAACGTTGACGTCGCTCCCCTGGACGTCGATCTGTTTCGGGTCGATCTTGTTCGCCCGTTCGACGACGTACTGGCGCCCTACCGCAAAGAGGTCGAGCCGGGAGGGCAGATCCATGGTCGGATCGTGACCCCTGGGGGCCGTGCCGGCAAAACCCCTACCCGGCTACAATCACGACCGGAACGTCGAACCGCTTCGCGGCCCCTACGACCGGTTTGACCAACACGACGTATCGGGCGAGCTGCGGGGTCGCGGGGTCGTACTGAATCTTGACCTTGACCCTCGAAACGTCCGGCTCCTGCCGGATCTGAGCTTCCGCGGCTGTCGCGATCTTTTGACGGTTTGCTGGGCTGGCGAGGAGCTTCAGAAAGCTGGCGGTCCCGACCCCGTAGGCGTTCCCGAGATGAAGGAAACTACCCGGGATCGAGAGCATCCGGCGGAAGACCCGTTTGCGGAGGGACGCGATGCCCTCGTCGAACGCGTAGTCGCCCGACGAATCGACCGGGATCGTTCCGAGAACGAGCGGATCGGTTCCATTCGGAAGCGGGTCGAGTGCGCTCGAGAGCGTATCGGGGTGTGCGATATCGCGCGACGGAAGGAGTCCGTCAGGGGTTGGGTCCCGGAACGGCTGCCGGACCCCGTAGAAAGTCGCGTGCGCGTTCGCCGGCGAAAGCCCAACGAGGTCGTGAACCGTTACGTCGTAAAGGGCCGGGTAGGGGCTCAGGGGGCGGTCGAGAATCAGATTCAGAATCGTACCGGCGAGCCCTTGATCATCGACGAGATCGACCCGGATGACCCCGACGGTTCGGGCCGGGAGCCCATCGTACCCGATCGTCGACGTATCGGGCGTGACCACGTAGTGGAGTGGGTCGCCGGCGTCGTTCGAGTCGAGGAGTCCCGTCACGACAAGGTCTAGCGAAAAGAAGAGCTGCACGACGTTTTCGCGGATCGCGAACGCGTTCGAGAGGGCCGGACTGACCGGTACGTCGGTCGGGCCGAGCCCCGCCCACGGGAAAACGCCCCACGGTCCACTACCCCAGCCGGTATCGACGGTCGTCACGCCCCAGATGGTATCAGCTGTCGGCTTCCGCGTCCGGGTCGGGGTCTGCGCGCGAGATCCGACCCCCACCCCACGCGACCCCCGCGGCGAAGTTGAGGGGGTGCTCGTTCAAAACACCGTCGCACGAGATCCCGACCGCGAGCGCGAACTTCGGGAGAGGGATCGCGAACGGGGGGATCGAGAAACTGAGCCCAAACGGGAGTGGTCCCGGAAGCTTGAACCCACAGATCGAGAACGGAAGCGTCGGGACCCGTATTCCTGCGCCCCCAGCGGCGCCTGGGAATGCCGGGATCGGAGGGAGCTTCAGCGATAACGAGAACGCCGCGGCCTCGTCCGCCAGATCTTGGACGGCCGGCGGCGGAGCGTTCGGGGGCGGTTGGAATCCCGACATCCGTTAGCCTGCCAGAAACCCCGGGCACGTGACGCCCGGATTGTTTCCCGTTGGGTTTGGAAGTTTTCCCGCCATTGCGCCCGCGAGGGCCGACATGACGGCCGGCGATACGGTTCCGGTACCCGGTACGCCGGCGGCCGACAATACGCTCGCGAGGAACGCATCACGCGCCGGCGGAGCCGATAGCGCCGCGAGTGCCCCCGGGGCCGAGAACCCCGAGAGTAGGAGCAGAAAGTTGTTCAGAATGTTGAGGACCTGTTCGGTTGTCGCGACGTGTTCGCTCGCGGTGGCTCCCTGGGTCGAGACCTGGAGCGCCCCGGTCGTTCCGACGACGCTCCCCTGTTCGCCGAGCAGCATGATGGCTTTGCCCGTTACTTCTGCCCTGACCTGCTTGTTCTTCTTGTCGAGCTGAAGGACCATCACGGTCGACCCGGGGGTCGTGACGGGGGACGTCTTGTCGGTATCGTCGGTCGTCTGAAGACCAGCGAAGTCGGGCCCGAGATGAAGGAAGTCACCGAACCCATCCCGGGCCGTCGTTGAGCCGGCGGCCTCCATCATCAGGAGCGCTCCCGTGACGGCGTTCCGGACCCCCCAGGCCTGCGCGGTTTCGACCATCCAGGGCGCCTTCATGCGCCGGAACCCGAAGTTGTTTTGAGTCGGATCGTTCGCCGCGACCGTATCGGGCCACGCGTCGAGCTCGTTGTTCATCCGCGCGACGATCACGGGATGGGCGCGTTCGTCCCCTTCCGGGATCAGGACCAAGACTTCGTCGTTCGCCGCGAACGGATAGTACTCGCCTTCGCCGGCGCCCGCGACACCCCCCGCGACCCGGCACCGGCACGGGATCCCGGACGGCTGAAGCGTCACGTCGACGATCGGGCCGAGCCCTTTCTCGAACGTAACGGATCGGGAATCGGGTCCGTCCGGATCGACGGTACCGTACGAGACCCACTGGCGCGTATCGGCGCCAGGAAAACTCGTCATATCGCTGAGCTCGCGCTCCATCAGGACACCTTCGGCTGACGCTTCGTCGGGCCGGCCCCTTTCGGACTCTTCTGCTCTTCACCCTGCGGAAGCTCTTGGTCCATCCTGACCTCGACGTAGTTCACGCCGCCGATCGTGAACGAGACCCCATCGTCGATCGACCATTCGCCGGAGTACTCGCGAAGTCGGAACGTCGATTGAAACCCCGCGTTCGCGTACGCGGCCGCATAGGCGTTCGCGAGGTCGGCCGAGTAACCGGCTGCCTCGAGGAATCGGCGGGCCCCGTCCGCGACCAACATCTCCTGCTCGATCCCCGTAAGGGTCGAGTAGTCCGCATCGCGATTGACCAGGATCTCGAACGCATCCCCCGGCTTCATGTCGAAGATATCGGGATCTTCGTTCCCACCGCCGAACGAAGCGAGGTTCCGGGTCTTGAGCGTCACGGCGAGCTCGTTCCGACCGACCGTTTCGTAGATCGACTGCGCGATGACCCGCATCGTTTTCTCGTCCTCGATTCCCGAGACTCGCCAGACGAGATACTTCTGCTCGCTGTGACCGTCCCCGGGGTTCGCGCTCGTCACGATCGCGCTCGCCGGAAACCGAACGACCAACACCTTCTTTCGCTTCGCGATGTAGGACCGAACCTCGACATTCGTTGGGGCCGTCTTCGCGTACCGGCGCGCGACCTTGTAGCCCAGGACGTTTCGCCCGTAGATGAAGTGACGGCGCTCCATCTGGAGGCCCGACGGGAGCGTGCGGGTCGTGAACGGATCCTCGGGTCGCTGCGATACCGTGCTCGATAGCATCGAACGGGCCCGCTGAATCACCACGACGGTCCCCTCGACCATCACGACGTGTCCGAGCGCCCCGCAGGCATCCGTCAGGTAGTCCCAGACCGACATCTTGTTCGGCGACCCACCGGCTTTCGTTGGGGCCGGCCCGAGCTTGGGCTTGTAGGACGTCTTGGAAAGCGCTCCGTCGAGCGACGGAACCTGCTCGCCGGCGGGCCGGTACTCGACCGCCATACCGGCGAACTGGGGGAAGTTCGACAGGTACGTCGCGATCGCTTCATCGATTGGCTTGTTGGCCGCCAAGACGAGTCTCGGGGGCGCATCCTGGTCGATCAGAACCTTCGTATTGTCCCGGCACGTTAGGGTCGCGATCGGTTCGTTGTCCTCGTCCCAGTCGACCTCCCACTCGTCGACCCAGCCCTGAAACCGAAGATTCGACCGCGGTCGACCGGTCGCGTCGACCCAACCGTCCGGGAGTAGGAACGCGCCGGCGGCGCCCGGCGTTCGGTCGGCGGCCGAGTGTTCGTCCCCCTGCATCGCGGCCTCGTAGTCGGACGCCTTGATGGTTCCGACGTAAAGCTCGACCGCGCAGGTCCGGATCGCCCTCGGGTCGAACGGTGCGTCGACGAACTTCAGGACCAACTTCAGTTCGTTCGCACTCCGGATCCCGTTCTCCTTCCACGACGCCTGTTTCGGCACGACCCCACCGATCGACCACGATAGGCCATCGGCGCTCTTGTCTTCCTGCTGGGGGCTGTCGGCGGAACCCGACTTCGGCGATAGGACGAGCCGCTTCGTTCCGGCGGGCGCATCCGGATCCTGCCGGACCTCGAGCGCGTTCCGGGATGACTTCGTTCCCCGGAGCGTTTGGACGAGCTTCCGCGGCGCGTCTCCCTTTACGACCGGCGATCCGAACTCTTCGAACCGGACGATCAGCCGCGCCTTCGCAAGCGGGTAGTAGGACTGTTCAGGCTGTTCGGGATCCGGCACCCCTAAGGGTCCCAGCGGGGGGCCGGAGCCGTCAAGCGGTCCGCTGCGGATCGAGGATCGGGATGACTAGGGTTCGGCCGGGCGTCAGGGTCCGCTGATGCCACGGAAGGTGGTTCGCGCGCGCGATATCGACGGCCCGGTCCGGGGTCCCGTAGTGCTTCTGCGAGACGCTCGCCATGGTGTCGCCATCCTTGCACACGTGAACCTCGACCGTTTTCCGAGGAACGAGCGCGCGGGGACCGGACGCGATGAGACGATCCTCCATCTTGGACGCGTCCGTGCCGAGCTGATTCGCCGCGTCGTGGACGCGACCGAAGTACCGCATCGAGCGACCGATCGCGACGACGTCCTGAATATGCGTCATGGTCTCGACCGGAGTTCGGTCGATCTGGTCCTTCCCCTGATTGACCGCGAGCCTCATGCTCGCCGCGAGGGTCTTGCCAGCGCTCGCGATCTGGCTCGGGATCGTGGCGGCTTTCTGCGCGACCCCGATGATTCGGCCGACGTCGTTCGCGATCCGGGTCGTCTGATCGATCATCGTATCGACGATCGCGGCCGGCCCGAGCGCGATCGTTTCGAGTGACCCGAGCGTCAGGAATGTTGAGGTCGCGATCGGTGGCGCCGTGTTGTCGGCCGCTGCCTGGGCGGCCGCGCTTCGCTCGAGTTGTGCGGCCGACCGGGCCGCCACACCCGCGATCTCGTTCGCGGAGCTCGCGAGCCCCCGGGTCGCGCTCGCGAGGTCACCCTCGCGGGTCGAGACCGCCTTCTGTTGGGCACCACCGCGGCCAGACCAGTCGAAGCGGGCTTTCCACCGGACGTCGTACGCGGTGTCGGCGAGCCCCTCGAGCGACGTCAGGCGCCCCTCGCGTGAGCGCGTCGCGCGCGTCGACCCGTTCTCGTCCTGAACGATCCACTGGACCCGAAGCTTCGTGCCCTTGATTCGGAATTCGTCGAGCGCATCCCAGAGGTCGAACGGCGACACGACCTTCTGGTCCCCCTCGGGGGTCGAGATCACACACGGGGTCTTGGCCAGACGGGTGCGGTTCCACTCCCCCTCCCATTCGGAGGGTTCCTCCTGGGGACCCAGAACCTGCTGGGTCGCCTCGATCGAGTTCCCCGGGTACCAGGTCGTCTTGACGTTCTGGGTACCCTTCCAGCTCGCGCCCTTCAGCGGCAGGCCGGCCCCCCGGAGCTCAACACGCTCGCCGGACGGACCAAGGTCCTCGATCACAAGCGTGCTGAGGATCGCCACGGCTCACCGCGCCGCGCGGCGCGGTCCCCCTACTTCTTGCCGGCCCAGGCCGCGAGGCCCTTGCCGAACGATGCCTTTTTCTTGGGGGCGGGAGAAGCCGAGCTTTCGGACTCCGACTCGCTAGCCGAGCTTTCGGACTCGCTGGCGGAGCTTTCGGACTCGCTCGACGCATCGAGCTTTTTCTTGAGGAACGGGGGCATCGCCATGTTGGATTCTCCTGGCCAGAACCCTACCGCTGCTGAGGCGCCCGCACAACTAGATGCCGAACGGAGTCCCGAGTCGGCTCTGGTTACGCGCGATCGCGTTCCGGACAAGGTCGCGGCGGAACGTCAGTAGAATCCGGTCCGGGTCCGAGTCTTTAAAGTCCTGCTTGATGTTGAAGGTGTTGCCGTTGAAGTTCATCTGGACCTTGTCAGGCAGCTTCCCGTGCGCGGCGTCGGTCCCCATTCCCTTGAGGATCTTGGCGAATTCCTCCGACTTCCCGCCGACGAGTTCCGCGAGGTGATCGAACCCACCCTCGACGTTCGCCCCGCTCGCGAGGAACGCATTCTGGAGCATCTCGGATCCCGCGAGCGCGTTCGCCGCGTACCGCTGAACCGCTTCGTTCTGCTGAAGCACCGCGCCGTTGAAGATATCGACCCAACGTTTCGCGCTCTCGACTTCGTCGCCCTGACCGGCCCGCTGTGCGATCTCGTCGACCTCCTCGGCCGACTGCCGGAGGATCCGGTGATGCTCCCAGACCGCATCCGCGTATTCGCCGGCCGCGCGTTGCGACATCCCCATCGCGTCCGCCTGGTCGATGTAGGCGGCCCGAAGCTTGTCGAACTCCTTCGTGTCGATCTTCTCGGCTGAACCCCCCATGTCGCGGAGCCTGACGTTGCGAGCCTCTTCGTTCTGCTCAGCATCCGACTTTCCGTGCGTCATGTCGCGGAGCTTGTTCCACTGGTCGATCGCGAGCTTCCAGGCCCCAACGGCGGCCGCGAACGCCGCGACCGCGAGCCCGAACGACGCGAGCCCCCCGGCACTCATCAGGCTGCCGCCCTTCAGCCCCATGCCGCCCATGCCGGCGAGTGAGCTCGCGACCTCGATACCGCCCTTCGCGGCCCCGATCGCGCCCGGCAGAACCGCCTTCGCGCCGAACGCGATCGCGATCTCCTCCTTGTGGGCCAGGATCCACTGCACGACCGCCTTCGCGGCGTCGAACCCCTCCTGAATCGCTTTTTTGATCTCCTCGGCGTGGTTCTGAAGGTACTGGAATCCCTCCCGGATCTTCTCGGCCGCTTCCTTGATCCAAACCCCGACCTTTACCCCCACCTCGTGAGCCCACTTCGAGATCGCCTCGCGATTCTGAACGAAGTACTCCTTCAGCTTCACGAGCGGGCCCGTCATGGCCTTCAGGATCGGGGCCCCCATCTGCTCGAACACTTCTTCCCGCATCGACTTGAGCGACTCGACCGCCTGCCCGAACGTCACGGGTGCTTTCTTCATTTTTTCCGACATCCGCTCGACGGCCTGCTCGGCGAGCTTCATCACCTTTTCCTGCCCGCCCTCGCCGGACTGAAACATCGCCGATAGGCCCTTCGAGACCTTCTTCGCGTTCCCTTCGACGGTGCCGGTCATGATCATCAGCTGAACGAGCGCGTTGCGGGGCCGGACGATCCCGGTTTCGAGATCGCGGAACGCGTTCGCCATTCCCTCCATCCCGCCCGGGACCGCGCGACTCGCGTAGACCATGTTCTCGGTCAGCTCTTTCGTCTGTTCGATCGACCGCTGACTTCTCGCCTGGATCGTCGAGAACGCATCGATGATCGATTCCGTCGACGCTCCCGCCGCGATCCCGAGCCCCTCGAGCTCCTCGTGAAGCTCACCCGCTTGGGCTTTGATCTCCTCGTACGAACGCCCGCTCTTGTCGCCGATCGCGATCGATCCCGCGAGCTGCTTCTGTTCTTCCCCGAGGTTCTTCGCGGCGTTGAAGACCTCGTGCCCGAACTCCTTGATCGACTCGATCCCATGGTCGATCTGAAAGCCAGCCGCCATCGCGAGAGAGGTCTTGAAGAGCCCCGCCATCTCGTGTTGGGCCTCGTGGACCCGCTCCGACATGTGCTCGAACCCGCCCTTTACCTTCTCGACGACGTGACTCGATTGGTCGTCGAGTTTGAGTATTGACCTGATCTCGACCGACTCAGCCATGGTCTTCTTCTTTCCTTCCGACCTGGCTTTCGAGCCGGATCACCTCCGCCAGATCGTGGTACTTGGCCTTGAACTCCTCAAGGTCTTCGTCCTGCCAGTCGCGGTCGAGCAGACTCTGGCGACCGTACCGGGCCATGTAGGAGAACATTCGCCGGCGATCCTGCTCCTGTTCCTCCGGATCGATGCTGACGTGGAGCGGCCAAAGGCAGCAGAAGACGCGCCGGGACCGCGCCGTATGGCGGTGCCGGTCCGACGCGAACGACTGGTCGTGTGCCCCCGGAACGAAGATCGCGTCCAGGATATCGTCGAGCGTGTCGGGGTCTAGCGGCCACGCCCCCGAGGGGTCTGCTGCCTCGGCGAAGGACCGACCGTCCTGACAGCGAGGCAATTCCCTAAAAAATGCAGCTTCTCGTCCTGCCCGAGCGTGTGGACCTTCATGTAGTGGTTCAGGATCAAGAGCCGGCACTTCTTGCCGATCTCGTCCCAGAAACGGTTCGGGCTATTGGGGGCCGTATCGAGTCCCCAGTTCACGACCTGGCCGTCGATCGCCCGGATCATCTGTTTGGCCTGCTCGTCCATCACGCCGTCCGGATCCCCCTTCGCGCGCCGGCGCGAGAACTTCTCGTCCCCAACCGAAAGGTTCCAGACGATGCACTGCCGCTCCCCGAGCGCGGGCCGGTCGGTCCACTCGGGTTCGAACCGCATTGCCGTCATCGTGACACCAGCGGGCGGAATCGGGAGGTCAGCCGGGATCCTGACCCAGTCCGGCATCCCGACCGCTTCCGAGCTCTGGAGCCGCCCTGGCAGCACCTGCGGGGTATCGTCGTCCCCATCGAGCTCCTGAAGCTCCTGCTCTTCTTCCGGCGTTGCCGGCCGTTCCCTCACCTTGTCGGCGAGGTCCTTCATCGTGCCCGGTCCGGGCTTCTTATGTTCTCTCACGGCGGCCTCCACTTGGCCGGGCCCCCAGTTCCCGGTGGAGGTACTCCCGAAGGGGTACGGGAACCAGAGGCCCGTCGCGCGTTGCGTCCTCCACTACCGGAGCCCGTCGGGCTCCGGCCCCCGGGATCAAACGAGGTTCTCGTCAACCGAGCTGACGAAACCCTCCATCTTGGCCTTCACGTAGTCGCCGCGGCTCGCGACGTTCTTCGGGATCGGGCCCCACGATACGTCCGCGTACGTGACGGTCGGGGTATCGCCGTTCGGAAAAAAGTACGTGACGGTGACGTTGAAGACGAGGTCCGGAAGCGTTCGCTGAGCCTTCGCGATCACCTTTTGCTTGAACCGGAACCACTCCTGGCTCTGAAGGTGAAGCGAGAGGTCGAACTTCGTCCCGTTGTAGATCGAGTCGCCGCGGTTGCTGACCTCGCCCAGGTACCCGAGTTGTTTGATCTCGAGCATGTCCTCGTCGTTGAACTCACTGATCGAGTTCAACGTGTCCTCGAGGACCCCATCCGAAACGATGTTGATCACGACCTCTTGGCCCTTGATCCTCTGCGGGGTCGGCATTGTCCGGTTCCTTCCTTCTTCGCTTCCCTGTCGCTTACGCGGCTTCCGTTACGTCGACGGTTTCGCCGATCGTCGTATCGAGCACGATCGAATCGAGTGACGAGATCGTCGTGACCGCGACCTTGACCCGATAGAGGCCCTGGCCGAGCGTCGTCGGCGTGTTGCCCTGCTTGTCGGAAGCCGAGAACGCCGCGATCCGCTGACTCGCGAGATCGTCCGGCGACAAGAGCCCCTTCAGGAATCCGCGAACCTCGGCCAAAAGAGCCTTGCGGCGACGGATCGTCGAGAGCTTTTTCCCGAAGCCCGTGATGCGGTTCGCGAGCGTATCTTGGATGAAGTCCGCCATCCGGCGACGCGCGATGTTCTTCAGGTTCGGGTACGCGAGCGGATCGACCGACGTCACGCCCGACTGAAAGCTCGCGGTGCCGGCGTCCATCCGGAGCGCGCAGATACCGGCGGCCTTGAACGCGATGTAGTCCGACATCGTTAGGGATTGAGACGAGAGCCCCGACTCGATCCCGATGATGTTCCCGAGGAGCCCCGCGTCCTGGCCGGGGTTTTCCTCCGGCGGGAGCTGGCTCAGAACGCTCGCGAGGAACCCGTCGGCCCCCACGTCGACGTTGCCATCGACCGTGAAGCCAGTGCCGCCCGAGAGTCCGAGGCGTGCGATCCCGGGTACGTTCGTGCGAGCGTTCGGGTAGCAGTAGACGACCCGCTGATCCCGGTACGGGCCAACGCCCGGTTCAGAGGTGCCCTTCGCGATTGCCTTCGCGAGTGCCATCGGGGACCGCGCGAGGAACATGCGGCCGAAACAGCCGTTTGCACTCGCGCTGAGTGCGTTGTCCTTGCCCTTGCGGCGCACCGAGTTCGACTGACGAGCCGACCACGCAACGTTGATGACCTTCGCGACCGTGTTGATGTCGAGGGTCGCGTCGAACGCAGCCGAGTACGCGGCGTCGATCTGGGATTCCGTCAGGGCCGCGACGGTCGGCGTGAGGTTGATAACGGAGAACGCCGCGAGGTCGATCGGCGAAACCGAGTCGACGAGCGTGATGGAGCCGGCGATCGATGCCGTACCGGTCCCGTCGTCGGTCGCGTGCCGCACCTTGACCGTGTAGGGTCCGGCCGATGCCGCCGTCACGGCGACGTCCTGCATCGTGACGTATTTGACCGGACCGCTCGTTTTGACGACCGTCCCGGCCGGGATCTTCCCAGCGTCACCCGTTACGGCGGTGCCGACGCCGGCCGAAAACCCGAAGTCGGTCGCGGTCGTCGGCGTACTGAGTTCGACGGTCCCCGTGAGGGCCGTGTTGCTCGAGAGGCGCGGTGCGCCGCTCGAAGTCTGGTCCATCGTCGTACCCGTTAGGGCGGTTTCGACGATCAGCTTCAGCTCCGCGAACGTCACGGCGTTCGAGTTCGCTACGTTCCCGGACCCACTGACCGTGCCGGCCGTCAGGCCGAGCTTCGCCGCGGTCGCACCGGTGTCGAACCCGACGACGACGTTCTTTGCGCCGCTGCCCTTTTGGCGGGACGTCAGCCGAACTTCGGTGGTTGAGGTCGACGCGTACGTGAAACCCGCGTACTGGTTAATCCGCGCGATCACGGCGGCCTGGGTCGTGTCGGTCGAGAGGAACGTGACGGTGAAGGCCGGCGCTGAGTCGTACTGGAGCGTGACGGTCTCGCCCCCGACGATCGCGTAGGTGGCCGATGCTCCGGTCGTGACGGCCGCGACGGCCGTGAAAGTCGCGGTTACGGCGCCGGCGCCGTTGATCTTGAACGAGAGCGTGTCGGCCGTCGTGATCTGGTAGCTCGGCTTCGCGACTCCTGTGGACGAGCCGAGCCGCGAAAAGCTGACGCTCCCAACGCTCGTGTCGACCCGAACGAGCACGAGTCGGCTGAATCGCTTCCCCGAGAGCTGAACGGCTCCGTTGCCGTTCCAGTATTCGGGTGCGACGGCCGAGTCGGCATTGCGGGTGCGGGCCGACGGATTCTGGCCGGTCGTTCCCCCGTACGTGTAGCCGAGTGATCCGAACGTCTGCTGCATGTCCTCGGCGCCCGTGATCTCGGTCGCGAGATTGAAGGGTCCGTTTTCGAACTCCCCCACCAGCATCGCGGTGCCGGTCCCGACCCCCGTGATGGCGGCCGGCGGATCCCGGTCGATCACGTTGACCGACTCGATGTTCAGCAGGATATCGTTGCCGGGATCGGTCGTAAAACGCCTGATGAAGTTCGCCATGGTTCGGTTTCCCTCGCGCGCGATCGAATCGTGGCACGCACGCTCCCAGGCTTCAAACGTCCGAGTCGGGACCCCCGAGGCCAAACTCGAATGTCCCGACCTCGACTTCGGGTCGGAACCCCTCGACCGGAACCAGTTTGACGACCTCGAACCTCATCTCGAGCCCCAGGTGGGCCCAGCGCCGGTTCCGGACCGCATCCGGGTCGTCGGGCCGCATTGAGGTCGCGAGCGTGAAACAGACCGTTTGGTCGTGGTAGTCGGGCATCCGGAACCGGAGCCCGTAGATCGCTTCCGACGGGACGAACGCGTCCTCGAGTGCCGCGACGAGTGACCGCCGGAGCGGCATCGAGTCGGCCCAGCACTCGACCGTAAAGGCCTCGAAGTACTCCCCCATCACCTGGAGCGCACAGTCCTTCCGTTCCTCGTCTCGCGTCGACTCAACCACGTAGGGGGTCAGACCGACCGGCTGGTATTCACCCGCACCCGGCAAGAATACGATCGACGGGAACCGGAGCTTGTCGACGTTGTCGGGCTGCTCGATGTGGACGTCCTCCGGTTTGATCCGGTACGGGATCGTGACGGGCGATCCCTTGTCACCCGGGAGCTGAAAGATGAGCTCCGAGATGTAGCGGGCCAGGATCCTGAGCGCGACCGTACGGCCGTCGACCGCCTGAAGCGCTACCTCGGGGCGGGCCGGCCACGGCGCCGTGTTGGGCGTCGCGCCGTTCATCAGGTCGTGGGCTCGTTCGCGGGTACTCATCAGGTTGCCCCGAAGGCCCGGCGGAGCTCGCGCGCGACCTCTTCGCGAATGTACTGGGGACCGAGTCGACGAGTCGTTTTGGCGAGCGGCTGGAGGCCCCCCTTCTCGGGGTGGAAGATGCCGGTCCGCTTCATCTTGGTCGCGATCGCCCACGCGACCGACCGGTACAGTTCATCAGCAGGCCGGCCCTTCGTGACCCTGCCGGACGCGGTCTGGTTTCGCTGAGACCCAATGCCCTTTCGGCGGGCCCACTCCGCGAGGGCATCGATCATCTTCCGACCGATCTTGATGTTTTGGGGCCTGACCCCACCTTCCATCAGGACCGCCTCCAGGACCGTATTGAAGATCGCGGCTCCCGCCGGAACCTGTTCGGCTCGCCACCCGGCTCGCGCGGTTCCGCGGTCGAGCGGGAGGTCGAGGGTTTTGATCGCCCCTACGATTCGGTAAGCGGCCGCCAAGAGTCCCCGCCGGGCCGCATCCGGCATCGCGCGCCCGATCCCGGCCGCCCAGGCGCCGGCCTCTTCGATCGGGATAACGGTCGAGGGCATGCCGGAAGCTTGGCGGCCCCGCGCCATCGGTTCAACGATGGTTACGCTAATCGTTTACGTCGCGGCCGCGTTTGGGTTCTACCAACACTGGGATGCTGACCTCGTGGAGCACGGGCGGTGGGACCGACCGCTCCTGGTCCTTCAGGCGTCGGTCTGGTTCGGGATCGTGCTCGTGATGGTCTTGTTCGCGGCTATCTCGGGCGCGGCGCGCGCCGGCGGTGCCGTCCAGCGCTGGCTCACCAGCTAAGGCAGCTGACGCGCCGGTGGGTCGTCCGAGATTCTCTCGAGTGCGACCGCCCAAAAGACCTGCTCGGCATTCCGGAACGGCTGCCCCAGGATCCGGTACTTCTGCGGTCGAACCGGCCCCCCAGAGCGACCGTCCTCGACGAGCTCGTACCAGAAGTCGAACCGCTCCGGAACTTCGTCCGCGCCCGTGCGCGGGTATCCGAGCCCATTGAGCTGGTCCTCCGTGTACCGCATCGAGATCTCGTCGACCCGGATGGATCCGACCGGGTACGCGCCGGCGTGGAACGGTACCCGCGAGACCGCGTCGAGCGGGCTGACGCGCGGGGTCGGGAGCAGCTCTACCCGGCTGAGCTCGCGCTCGCGTCCTTCGCCGCGTTCCTCCCCCGTCCACCCCGAGTGAACCAAGAATACCCGGTATGGCCGGATCCCGAGCTTGGTCGCGAGCTGACGAATCTTGTCGGCCTTCCCGACGAGCTTGTCGATGAGGGTTCGGCCGACCTTACCCGGCGGGAGCGGTCCGACCTTCGGCATCCGTCAGTGAACGATCGGCACGTTGATGCCGACCGCTCCCCCACCGGATTGCCAAAATCGCTTGTCGTACGGGTTCGGGATCACACCCAAGATGTTGGCGAGCCCGTTCCGGATGAAGTCGTACCGCTGGATGACCTTCTCGAACTCGTCCGGGTTCAGGTCGATCGACCCGACCTTGCTTGCGACGAGCGTCTCGGTGTCGTCGAACAGTTGGAACTCGACCGCGTCGAGTTGATCGAGGAGCTGTCGCGCCTTCGCCTCGGCCGGCAACAGGATCTTGTCCATCGCGGGCTCGATCATGAACTGGGTCTGGACCGACGCCGGGACACCTAACACGAACGTCGCGACCTCCGCGACGTTGAGGTAGCCGAGGTGATGCCGAATCCGGACCCGTTCGTCCTCCGAAAGCGCCACCCTACTCCTCCAGCTTCTGGAGCTGAACTCCCTGACCGATGAGGTCCTCGATCCGGTAGTTCGACTCGTCGACGATCTTGCCGGGCTTCAGCATCGTCAGGGAACCGCGGTGCATGATCCGACGTTCTTGAAGGACCCGGTAGCGGGCGACCGGTACGACGGGCTCATCGGGCTCGCGTTCCTCGCGCGCGGCCCTGACGAGGTCGGGGGGCGCGAGCGGGATCGTTGCCGAGTCGTGTTCGACGAACGGTGCCCCCGAACTTCCCCCGGGGATCTGGGATTCTGCCTGCTGGGCCTGCTGCGGCTTCGGTGCTGATCTGGCCATCTCGTCTGTACCTCCGCGGTTCCTTTACCGCCCCCGCGAAGGGCGGACAAGCAAAAGGCCACCCGGCGTAAACCAGGTGGCCCTTCGCGGCTTACGGGAAGCGACTAAGCGCTAGCCCAATGCGTGCTCAATCACGACAGCGCGCTTGTAGAGCTCGCTGCCACCCTGCGCGGTGAAGTCGGTCGGGGCCGACCAGCCGGCCGTGATGGACCAGCTCGAACTGACGAGGTCCTGCATGCGGTTCACGGGAGCCCGGATGATCAGCCGGATACGGTCGGTCGAGATCTGGACGCCGTTGTTCACGATGTCGAACTCGCCGATCTTCCCGTTGACGCCCGCTTCGCTCACGTAGGCGGACTCGTCGAGCCCGTGCTCGTAGAGGGCGCCGCGGCCACATACGATCACGCGTCCGACCTTTACGCCGCCGTTGTTGACGACTTCGGCGCCGATGTCGGCCGCGTAGAACGCATTCGCCGAAGTTCCGGTCAGGGTCCCGGAGTTCCCCGAGTCAGGCGACTCGGTGTTCATGTAGAACGAGACGCCCGCGACGGTCCCGATGTACGCCTGCTTGTAGGGGGCGTTCTCGGGCAGCGATTGCTGAAGGCGCTGGTAGACCGGGTCCTGGAACACTTGAGCGTTCGTCAGGCTCGACAGGTGAGCGTGATAGAACCCGTCCTCGTGGGGCGGCACGTTGCGCTGGCGGAGTTCCGCGCAGGCATTGATGACGTCCTGAAGCGCGATCGTGTCCGAGCTTGAAAGCGCGTCGACCGAGTCACCACCGCCGCTGCGGAGGATCTTCGGGCGGAGCGCCGAAAGCACGGGCGAGCGGGTCGCGACGACCGACCCGACGGTCGCGGAGAGCGTCAAGGTACCGGGCCCGAACGGGTCCGTGGGGTCGTCGGGAGCGAAACCGATCGCGTTGCGGACGATCGGGGTCGCGCCGTTCATGATCGTGATCGAGAGCGGCGAGGAGGGACCGATCGGAACCGGGCGAACCTGAGCGTTCGTCGAACCGATGACGGTCGTGAACCCGTTGAGGGCCGCGACCCGGATCGTGGTGTCGCCGGTACCGGTTGCGGCGATCAGGTTCGTCGAGCCTCCCAAGTAGGGCTTGAAGAACGCGTTGCGGGCCATTCGGTTGACCGACATACCGGCCTGGATGCCGAGTTGGTGAACGTTCCGGCCGAACTGGTCGCCGATCGAAACGGCGCTGGTCGGCATGTGGGTGTCGATCGAATCGCCGTATTGGTCGATGCGCGCGTACCACTGCTCGTACGTCAGGGCCTGGGGATTGGGGTCGACGCCCGCGACGAGCGGGGTTGTCTTGGGGCGCAGAAGGCCCGGGCGGGTCTCCAGCTTCTCGGTGCCGAGGTTACCCTCGAAGCGCTGAAACATACCCTCGGCGCGGTACTGGAGCGCCGGCACAAGACCGTCGTGGAATGCCCTCTCGAGCATCCCCTCTTGGATGAGCGACTGAATGCCCTCCGGGAGGGCAGAGACGATAGAGCCTTGGATGGCCATTGGGATGGATCTTTCGGGTGGGGGTTCTGGTAGCCTTCGCTACTGGGCCTCTGCCACTCCTCCCGGGACCGACCGTTAACCGCCGTCGTGCGCGTATTGGGGGACTGGGTCTGCCTGTTCGCGTCTGGACACCGGAACCGTGGCATTCGTCCCGAGCCCGCGCAAGCCGCCCCCAAAAGCAGAAGGGGCAAACGACCTCTCGATCGCTTGCCCCTCCGGGGATCAGGACGTCCTCGTTACCAGGACATACCGCGCGCCCGCTTGTACTCGGCGAGCTCGGTGCTGTTCATCGAGTTCGGCTGACCGGGCCGCGGGGTCTTACCGCCGAACTTCCCCATGTCGAGAGAAGACGTTGCGGTCTTGCGGTCCTTCGGTTTCGTATCGAGCGGCACCTTCGGTTTCTTGGCCGCCTCGGCCGTCTCGCGCTTCTTCTTGTCGTCGTCGGTCTCGGTCGAATCGGCCCCGCGCGCAATCTTCGGGTGCTTCTCCGCGTACTGCCGGAACCAGGTCGAAACATCTTCTTCGTCCATCGCCCTGACCTTCGAGCTTGAGAGCCCCCGGACGTGGCGACGGAATCGGTCGAGCGCGACATCGACGTAGTCTTCCTCGAACAGCTTCGCGGCGATCTTCGTCAGGACCTGCTCCTGGCGATCGGCCAACATCCCCTCTTCCTTCTCGGAATTGAGGCGCTCGAGTTCCGCGATCCGGTCCTCCTTCTTCTTGAGGTCCTCCTTGAGTCGCGTCTCCTCGTCGAGCTTCGCCCGGCGCTCTTCATCCGCCTTTGCGTCGGCGGCTTCTTTCGCCTTCTTGAGCGACTGGGCTTCCTTGCGCTCTTCGGCGATCTTGTCGAGATCGCTCGTTCCGAAGATCCGGCGGAGTTCCTTCGCCGACATCTGGGCGACCCGCTTGAGGAACTGGGCCTGCGGGATCTTGTAGACGCCGTCGTCATCCGGGACGAGATCGTCGTCGTCACCCTTCGCGGCTTTCGGCGGATCTTTCGGCTTCTCTTCGGAAGCCTTCGGGGGATCCTTCGGTTTCTCTTCGAGCGTCTTCTCGACCGGTTTCTCAACCGGCTTTTCTTCTTCAGCCATTGATTCCTCCACGGGGTCAGGGGTCGTTTATCCCCCGACCCCGCGGGGCGAACACGCGAGACCCTCTCAGGTCAGGACGCCTTCGGAAGCCTTCAGGAGCGTATCGAGGTTCGTACCGGGCACGAGACCGAGCGTGATGGTCGCTTGCGTGACGGCATCGGCGGAAACGAACTGAACCGTGTCCTTCGCGAGGTTGAGGTTGCACTGAAGGGTCGTGCTGGAGCGCGAACCCGGCGCAATCACTTTGCCCTCACCCGTCACGGTCCCGACCGTCAGAACGGCCCGGAGCAACATCACGGCGCCGATCGCGGTCACGGATGTCGGGAGTGCAATATCACTCGTCACGACCGGGAGCGTGAGCGTTACGGTATCCATGACGGCCGGCAAGTAGTCGACGTCGACGCGAGTCCAGGCGTCAGCGGACGCGAACGTCAGGTCGCCGGCGGCCGAGATGTTGATGTGACCGGCGGCGGTGGCGCTCGTCATCGGGGGAGTGTCGATCACCAACTCGGCAGGAGTGCCGGAACCCGCGACCGCGACCGCTCGATGAATCCGACACGCCTTCGCGTCGTTCGGGAGCTTGAGCGTGTGGGTCGAGGCAATCTGGTCGAGCGGCACGGGCGCGCTGGGGGCCTGCTTGTAGAGGTGAACCGAGAGGGACCGCAGGACGTCGCCGAGTTTTGCGGTGCGGAACTCGTCAGCGAGATGGTTCGGGTTGGCTCGGTTGAAAGCGTCCTTCAGGCTCATTGGGCATTCTCCTCGGGGTGGGCCCCCAGAACGTGATTCACTGCGGTCCGGCGATCAAGTAAACGATCTTGCCGTTCCCCTTGGCCTCGAGGCCCTTCAGGTAGCCGTTCGAGGGGAATTCGAACATCTGCGTGCCGTCGATCGGAAGGATCGACACGATATCGGATCCGCCCCCCGGGTCCTGTAGCGTGAGCCGGATCTGAAACCCCGACCCGCCCGCGACCCTCACGTACAGGAGCGTCCCCTGCTGAACCGTATCGGTCGGGCCGACCCCCGAGAGGGTTGCGAACGATCCGGCGCTCGCGAGGTTCCGCTCGAGGGTTCCGGTTGAGGCGTTGACGAGCTTCTTTTGCGGGGCGAGCGAAAGCGGTTCCGTATGGGTCCCGGACGGGAACGACGAGTCAGAGACCACGTCGGGTCCGACCGAGAGACTGCCGTCCAGGACCGCGATCGACACGGGTTACTTCCCGAGCCTGTACGATTTGCGGGGATTCCCCATCGAGCCAGCACCGCGCTCGGGGGACGCCGGCGCGTCGAGTTTTTTCAGGAGCTCGCCGGAGGGTGACGTTTCGGTATTGAGGTCGGACGACTCACCCTGGGGTTGCTTCTTCTGCTCACCCTTCGTGAAGTCGCGGCCCTCGCCGGTCTTCATACCGCCCGGATTGCGGGTGAAGTCGTTGCCGGCGCCGGTCTTGACGCCGCCCGGGTTTTTGACGAAGTCGTTTCCACCGGTCGTCGGGCCGGTCGCGGTCGAGGCTCCCTTGCCGTTTCCGAAGGGGCTCTCTTTACCGGTACCGGGATATTTGCCGTCAGCGTTCATCTGTCACCTCGCAGGCCAATCATGGATGGGGGCGCGGAGTGGTTCAACCACGCAACCGATAAGACTTCTTGGGGGCTTCTTTCGCGGGAGGCTTGAGCGGGGTCTCGCCGTCGGGGCCGGGGTCACGTTTCACCTCGCCGGGCGGATACCCCGGGTAGACCTTGGTTGGAGCAACGGCGGCCGGTGGGTCGGGCATCTTGCCGGGTGCCGGTTTCCCGCTGAGCGAGTACTGCCCCGTGTGGTCCCGTAGTCCGGTTGCGTCTCTCAGCTTGTAAGGTTTCGTCGCCATCCTGGCCTCCACCGCGCCGCGCGGCGCGGTCCCGTAGCTTCGCGCCCCCAGGGGAGCGGTGCAAGGGGCGCTACTTTCCGAACTTCTCGAGCGGGATCGTCGTCATCTTGGGCCGCGGCGGTACGGGGCCCTTCCGGCCCTCCGCGCGCCAGCGCGCGCTTACCTGCTCGGCCGGACGCCACGCGAGCGTCGCGGGGATCGGCCACGAAACCCGGTGCGGGATGACGGTCTCGCGATCGTTCGGTCGATTCGGTGGGTGTTGGTAAAGCCCGAGGTACCAACCGAACGGTTCCTGCATTCGACGGATCTGGCCATGAACCTGGTAGGAGTCCCACGAGGTGCGGTCGTCGAACACCGCGCACAGGATCTTCGTCATATCGCCAAGCTGCTTGTCCGCCTCCTGCATCCCCTCGTGCGCGGCAGCGTTGTACGCGTACATCGACTCAGTGCGAACGATCCGTTCCGCCCAGTGTTTCGGAGCCCCCTGGAGGAAAGGCGAGTTTTCGACGAGGTCCTGCCGGACTTCCGCCCATGACTTGCGGGCCACGAGCCCGACCTGAAGCGACTCCTCGAACTGCCCCACCACCTCTTCGCCGTACCGGTCCAGGATCCCCTTCTTGGCCGGATGCTCAGGCGTCTCATCGCCGGTCGACATCAGCCGGCGCAGCATCGACGAATCGGTCCCGGAATAGGCACGGTCGAGGATCGCGGCTTCCTTCAGCGCGAGCGGTCGCGCCCCAACCCCCCTGAATGCCTTCTCGGCGCGTCCGAGGTAGTCGACGAGGTTACCGACGGACCGGTCGACCGCGTCGTGCCCTTGGTCGACCACGAGCCGCCCCAGGCCCTTCTGGAGTCCCTTCGAGACATCCCGGACCTGCCGGAGCGTCGCCTGAAGTTGCTCGTGTGTGAACGACCCCTGACCGGGCCCTCCACCGGCACGCGTCGACGCTGCGATCCGTTTCGTCAGGTCGGCCGCGGCCCGGTCGAGGAGCTTCTGAAGTCGTTTCTGCCCGACCCGGCTCGAAAGGTCGATCGCCTCGGCGCGGTTGCGCTTAACGACGTCGAGTAGGGCCTCGTCCCGCTTGGCCATTACGGATCCTCTCGAGTCGGCGGGTCGCGGCCCAGCAGAGGTCGCACAGACAGGTCTTCAGGACCCCGCTCTGGCACCGGCGTGCCGCGTGGTCGGAGATTAACCGGATGAGCCTGTCGATCTCGATCTGCTCGGGAGCAGGCGGTTGAACGCGGCGACGCATTCACGATCGTGAACACGCGGCGCCTCTACTTCAAACCGGGTGGCTTCGGAGCTTTCGGTGCGAACGGATTCGGCGGCCTTTTGGGCATCCCGGGTTTCGGCTCGGGTTCGCTCTCGTCGTCCTCGTCGTCATCTTCCCCGGGAGCGTCGTCTTTCCCAACCGGGCCACCCGCGGGCGGGAACATCGTGGCCTGCCGGACCTGGTCTTCTTGGTTCGACTTCTGAACCTTCCCCCACTCCTCGGCGGGGTCGCGGTTGAAGATCGTCGCGGCTTCCTCGACCGCCGTTTGCTGCGACAGAACCGCTTTGCCGCCCGACGCGAGCTGGACTGCCTGTACGGCCTGGTTCTTGTCCTGGGCCGTCAGCGGGAACCATTCGCCCCACCCGAGGTCGATCCGCTCGCCTTTGCCCGGAACCCGTTCGACTTCTTCGAACATCGGGATATCGGGTTCGGGTTCTTCTGACTTCGGTTCCGGGATCCCGTCTGGTCCGATCTTCGGGGGGTCCGGGGGAGGCTTCGGAACCGGCACCATCTTGGGCGGCAGATCGATCGATTCGACTGCTTCGACCGAATTGGATTCAGCCTCAGAAGATTCGCTTTCTGATTCCGACTTCGGGTCGGCCGGAACCTGAATCGTGACGGGTCGGCCGTTACGCTCGCGCGCGACCCGGAGCTGCTGCTCGATGAGCAGCTTGATCCCGGCCCCATAGAGCTCTCGGTGAACGGCTGCCTTCCCGAGCATCGGAGCGTAGATCGCTTTGATCGCGACCGAGCTCGTACCGGCCGCCGCGACCTGATCGGGGTCCGGGATCACGCACTGGCAGGCCTCGAGGATCGACGCGCGCGCGTCCGCCTTCGCGGCGAGTCCGGCCGTGACGCCCGAGCCAGCAATCTCGAGGTAGTGGGCATCGCCGTTCTCGCCGACCGTCAGGGCGTTGTCCGACCCCTTCTTGATCCCGGTCCGGCCCGCGACGATCGCGTTCATCTTCAGGACCACGGTTGGGTCGAGGTTGAGGATCGTGCCGCGCGAGATGACGGAGTTCAGGAGGTCGAGCGAGTCCATCGCGTCGTACTGCCCGTGGTAGTCCGGAACCCCCTCGGGGTCGCTCGACGGCTGATTTTGAATCCAAACAAACGGGCAGAACCCGAACCCGTGTTGGACTTTACCTTGGGGATCCTCGATCCACATCGGCTCGACGCCCGGTTTGAAAGGCGCCGGCAAGAACGACACCGTCGCGTCCGGGGTCCAGTCCTGACGCTGCCAGTAGTAGTTCCGAACGATACGCTTCTTCAGAGCGTCGTACTCGTCTTCGTGCGTGATGGTGAACTCCGAGACGTGCGCGACGATCTGCTTCTTCCGGTCTTCCCACTCGTGCACGTAAAGGTTCCGGACGTTGTGGACCTCGACCCGCGGCTTACCGCGGTCGAACGCCCACGAGATTCCGACGGACCCGGTGGCGCCCCCGAGGTTTCGGGCCTGCACCATCGCGACCCTCAGGCCCTCTTCTTTCGCGAGCGCTTCCGCGTAATCTTGCGTGTCGGGGTCGCCCGAGCAGAGAAGTCGGGGCCAGCGGTCTTCCCCGAACAGCATGTTGGTGAAGGCTTCGACGATCGTTTTGCCGATCCGGATCGGCGCCGACGGCCGACGCTGACGAAGCGGGATGTAGAAGCTCGCGACCTCGGCCGTGATGAGCGGCTGCATGGCCTCCGAGCCGCGGCGCTGAATTCGGCCGTCGAAGTCGTACTGCTTGTAATCGTGTTGGGTGCAGTCGAAGTACTGGAGCATCCTGGTGAGCTCGAAGTACCGCTCGCTCTTGATGATCGCGGATGCTTTAAAGTCGTCGTCCGCCATCACCGGGCCCTCGCGCGGGCGGCCGCGGAGCCCGCGAGCGGCGCGGCAGCGGCCGGCATCGGACGCGCGCGTTCGGCTCGTCCTTCTTCGATCATTCGCTCGGCTTCTGCCGAGAGCGATACGCCGAGGATCTCGTCCGGCTCCTCGTCCGCGCCGCGCGGCGCGGTACCGGCCCGGTCGAGCGCCGGCGACAACCGGCACCCAA